TAATCACCAGAATATGTTACTTGCGTACCTGCTTTGAAAGGAAGTGGAAACTTGACATCCCCAACCTGCAATTCGGCAAGTTGGGGCATATTAAAATTTGAGTTTTGTCCTCTTAAAGTAGATTGACGCGCTTGCTCCTCTAATGCCTTTATATTGTCAGTAGTTTCTCTGAAACGTGTGAGCGCAACCTCTATTTTGCTTGGGTCTTTCAGCAAATCGTCTAACGGTTGCCAGATGGTGTTCACTCTCTTCATTTCTTGCTGCACAAACTTAACCCTGTCGTTAGCAGCATCAAGCGCAATTTTGTTAAACTTTTCTACTTCCTGCTGTGCCTTCTGTACTTCTGCTGGAGTACCTTGTGAGAGAGCTTTAGCATAGTTTTTAACAGCGTCCTGTAAATCACTTGCGATACTTATATTTAATGACAGGTTAGGCATCTTGAAAGCATCTTGCACCCAACTCAAACGTTCCTTTGCATCACTCTTACCAAGTCCAGCGATAGTGCTTGAAAGCGCCCTACTCTCACCTTCTAGAGCAGCTAACTTACTCTTGTCTTTGTCGTAATTATCAGCAGCTTCTACAACAGCATTTAGGGCAGGTATGTCTTGCCAAGCAGCTTTGTACGCGGCTCTAGTTGTACCGTCTGACTTAAGGTAGATAGCAGTCATTGATTGGGTGTAATCCGCAGAAATTCTGAACGCTTTACGAGCATCTATTGTCCCTTGCTTTGCAGCGTTGTATAGCTCACGTTGGTCTCTCGCCATCTCAGCATCGGCTCGTCTTCGTGCAGCAGGGTCTAGTATGTCTTCGTAAGCTTTAGCTATTTTAGGGTCAAGTATCGCAAGTCGAGCAAGCCTGAGAGTATTCTTCTGCTCTACTGGCATATCCTCAGTTTGTTGAATAAGAAGATTGGTGTCATTGATGACGCGGACTGCACCCATCAACTCACCTCTGATTTTTGCACCAGCAGCAGATGACTTACCAATGGCAGTAACAACTCCATTAATAAACAGTGCTTTGTCACCTGCATCAAGTTTAGAATTAACAAGCGTATCTGTTAACACCTTGTAAGCGTCATCCACGCGACTCTGAGCTTTAGTAGAGTCTGTTTCATTTGCTAAGTCAGCAAGTTTAGTGTCTAATGTAATTATCTGGTTGACGATATGTGTCTGTACATTCGCATCCCGTATCTTCTTACCTTCTTCTCTAAGGCGTGTAATATCTTGCTCTTGGTACTGCTGGATAGGAGAGTACATCCTTAAAGACTGTGTTTGTAGAACACCTGCGTCAACCATATCTTTAAATGACGAGTTGAGTGTCTCAATTTTTCTTTGATAACCTACAGCACCTTCATTAGTTTTGTTGATGTAGTCAGGCGCACTTGCAGCAAGTTTATTTGCTTCAATGATGTACTCTTTCTCAGCTTTCGCCATCGCTTCTTTCTTGCGCTTCTCTTCCAGCTCTTTCTGTTGCTCGGCGTACTTTACACCAACTTCAGCAAGACCAACAAGAGCGCCAACAAGACCGCCGCCTTCTTTTGGTTGCACCACTACCTTACGTCCAGCAGCTTCAGCGTCAGCGTTAGAAGCGGTGCTGTTAATTCTTTGCACCTCTCCAATAGACTGTCTAATGCTGTTAGCAGAAGCGTCAGCAATCTTAGGCAAGTCTAAAAGCTTACCGTCTTGTATATTGCTGTCGAGAGGTTTTGTTTGATAATCAGAGCCTATAAATTCCATAATTTAACCAAAGTAATCTTGTCTTCCTTTGTAGTTTATGTCGTACCGTGAGTCAGAAATTCTGGTGTCTGGCGCGGCAGGTAGTTGAGGTGTTTGTTGCTGTTGCTGGAAGGTGTTAAATAGGCTAACACCTGCACTTACCAAAGAAGGTAGTGAGTCGAACAACGAGTAACTTCTGTTGTTGCGCGACACCTCCACGTTCTTTGCAGAAGTGGCACTCCTTATGTTGCCTTCTTGTGCGCTAGAGATGTTTTCACCAGCGAGAAGTTTACGGTAAGTGCCTAACTGGTCTATCTTTGAAGCGTTGGCGGTCATCTCTTGATTTACACCAAACATGGAGTCGTTAGCTGCGAAAGAGTTCTGTTGCATCGCGTCAGTCGCGTTAAGAGCATTTTTTGCCGAAGCAAGCTGATAACCTGCTGCAACATCACCAGTCTCTTTTGTCACATCAGCGAACTGTTCAATAAGGTCGCCGTACTGCTGCGCGTAATCTACTTGTACACGTTGGTCTCCTTCTGCATTACGGAGGGTGTCGTATTGAGAAAGGAGCGCACTCTCTTCACCTGTACGGTATAAGTCTGCCATACGCGGGTTGAGTGCTGCGTATATAGCTGCTCGTTGTGTTAAAACATTTTGCGCCAACTTGTCATAAGGTACGTTTTGAGTGTCTATACCTCTTGCCTTAGCAGCTTGCGCTAGCATATTTTCTTGTTGGTTTTCTCTACCGACTTGAGCTTTGCTGCTGTTAACATCGAGTGCAGAGTTGGCGGTGTTAATTTGAGCGCTTTGTATTGCGCGTTGAGTGCGGTTGTCTAGTCGTGCGATATCAGCGCTGGTGAGTGCTGCTGCGAGAGCCGCCACTCTTTGTTGTGATGACACCTCAAAATCAAGAAAGTTAGACTGACGTTGTGCTTCCACATCCATCAGTCTAATACTCTCTTCGCGGCGATTGGCTTCTATCTGCATTGCGTTAGCAGCATTTTGTGAAGCTGCTGCATTAGCGCTAGTAATTGCACCACCTACAGCAGATATTACACCTACTACTGGTGCGATGAATCCCATATTATGTACTCCCTGATAAGTATCTCTTACCTTTTAATCTAGTCTCAACATCAACGGCGGTCAGTGAGAAGTAACCTTCAGACCTGTTCCAGACACACACTTGATGGGTGTATCCGATACCTTGTAACTGCTCTTTAAAAACGTAATAACTGTCTGTCGAGTCTTCGACATACGACACCACATCCTCTGCCGTCACTTGGTTGTATTGGTGCTGGAGAAGTATGGTGATGTTTACGTCAAGTTGTGTTTTTAACTTACCTAGCAAGTCTGAGTAGTCTTGCGTAAGTAAGTTGACATCAGAGGCGATGAACTTCTTGTTGTCGCTACGGTCTACAACAACGTAAACATATTTAATTGCTTTAAGGCGCTGCAATTGCATAACACCTTGCTGCGCCGCATCTTCCACATCTAGTGGTGTAATGTACCAAGAAGGGTACACATACCCTACTACTGCGATACTGTCTGTCGGAACTGTGTACATTTATACTCCACAAGCGTATTTGTTGCCGCAATTATCTGGTGAACCAGTTATCACAATGTCAGTTAATTCATAAGTCCAACTAGCTGGATTGAATACAGGTGGAACACCATTATCATATAATGTTCTTGTGTGAGTTACGTTAGCAAAAACGATTGTCGCTGTAAAATAGTATGTACCTGATACTGAAGTTACAACTACACCTATACTGCTGATAGCGCCAACACCCGATGTGGATATGTATGTCTCTGTAATAAGTGTACCTGCACCATTTCTTATCTTTCCAAGTGCTGTAACTGTGTAAGAAGTACCAACACACTGACCGCCAGTAAATAGAAGAGTTCGAGCCGCTTCACATTCAGCTTGTGACACATAACTACCGTCAGGGTTTAGCGAACACACCCCATCAGAGCATGACCACATACTTGGGAACTGTAGCGGATTTCCATTTGCGTACACAGGATTCCCGTCTGAGTCTACTGCACCCTCATATGGAGTCGTGTCACTATCTGTTATGTCGCTGTAAGGCAGCAACTCACAGAAGTTATTCAAAGGCACTACTCCAAAAGACACGTTGTTAAGTGTCTGAATAACGCTGTCCTCGTACAACACAGCACCATTAAATGACCCTGCTACTTTGTAGAAGAAAGTCAACTGCTTCCCATCTACAACACCACTAATGCTTATCTCTTCGCTATTGAGTTTAGTCCAGTTGTTTGTAAGAACACCATCATATAATATAGTTACATCAAGTTCACCGAGAACAGGTGACATAACTAGTGGAGAAGTGTAACGAGTAACACCCGTGTAGGTAGGTATGTTTTGGGCGCATGGTTGTACATCTACTGTTTGACCTGCTGTGAATTTCTTAGCAAAGTCAATATACAACTCGTACTCTGTGCGCGTAATCTGGAAATCACACAACGTCTTGCAGCACAGCAGCATAAACTCTCGCCAGAACAAGAACGATGAAATGTCCCAAGGTAGTACAGCTTTGTATTCACTCCACACCTTCTGGTCTGTGAAGTACACCATCAATCTTTGATTGTAGACGTACAGCTTGTTATTGAAGGTGTCGTATGAAAGCTTTGAGTCAGCGCCAAACTCTTTGATAACATTGCGTATAGGTAACGAAATCTCACTAGCGCGGTACTCATTAGAGGTTACGATACCTAGGTCAAACACCCCATTCTCAGATAAAAAGAATAGGGTACTCTCTGTTGTTTCTACACCATCTCTGCCGATACACCCTACACTGGCAGTTAGTGTGAGTGTTGGAGTGTTGACGTTAAACTGTCCGTTAGTGTCTAGCGTGGTTTTATATGTACTGGTGCGCGTGAACACAAACAGAAATTGCTGCCACTGTCGCATTGCGAGAACAGTGTCAGACTGAGAGAACGGCACTCTAATTTTGAACGGGTCTATTGTAGGATTATTTAAGTCGTCTGTTGTTTGGAAGTACCTGTAAGGTGCGCCATCTACAATTTTGTCATAAACACCGCTAACCAGTAGAGTAGCACCAACACCTGCAAGGCATAAGCGCGACTGGTAGAGCGCACCGAAAGTCGGAAATATTCCTTCATCGTAATTAGCGTAATCACCAAAACCGTAAGCTGGGACATAAGACCCGTTATCGTAATTGTACTTTGTATTAAGCGCAGCAGAGCCGCACCACTTACGTTCAGTATTTACTAGAGTAACGTACTCGTCCTTTTTAACGCCTATTGGAGTGCTTGCAGTGAACGACACAAACTTCTGTACTGTTGAAGTCCCTGTGTAGGGTGTAAGAGATTCTGTTTCGTGAGTGTAGTATTTTTGTGTACCAGACACAGTAGTTATGGTGCTTCTTGCAACTGCTGTTTCACCGACAAACACATTTAAGTTAGCGTTAAGAACACCCTTCTTATTGTTAAAACGAAGTTGGCGCAACCTTACGAATGATACCGAATCGTATGCAACTCTTTCTATAGTTGTTGTAAGACCGTCCGCGATTACTGAGTGAACACCTCCATCTAGATACAGAAAGATGTCGCCAGCCAGACCAGTATAGTTGGCTACAGCAGTAGTTAAAGCAGAATCGGTGTACAACTTAATGATGTTAGCAGTCAACACCAACACATAATAAACCGTTGTTGCGTTTAACGTTGCTGGTAAAGTACCGTTGGTTGTTTTAACTCTTACAGCGTCACCAGTAAACAACTTGTGTTGCGCGATAGTTAAAAGGTTGGTGTTAGAGACAGCTTGATGGTCAAAGAACAACTCAGACCTATAGACAAAAATAACTTTCTTGCGCAGATTTTGGTCGTAATACACCTCAAATGCATTAGCTGATAACGACTTCGCGTAATACGTTGTCGTTTCGAGTAAACCTACTAGAAGGGTGTTTGTTGTAATAAAACGTATTGGTTGTGCGTTTGTAAAACCGTGTGCAGTTATCGCGATGAAGTTATCGGTGTAATCTACAGCCAAATCGGTAAACGTTTTTGTGTTGCGTGCACCAATTGTTGCTATCGTTGTTAACGCTGCATCTGTGTACAACTCGATAACATCTTCGTTAATCTCTTTCGCGTAATAGGCAGCAGAGTCAGACAAGCTTACAGGAACAGCACCTTCAGTGTTGGACAAATTGACAATGTCATAACTCTTAAGTTTGTGCTTTAAGATTTTTATCTGGTTGCCAGACACATCTTTGTCTGTGAATGTGCGGATGTTCGAGTTTGTTATGTCACCAAACGTCACAAAGAACTTTGACGGGCTAGTGTAGGTGTTCGCAGAAGGTGTGTAATTCGCACCATCAGAGAAAGAATACTCTACCGAAATCTGCGGTTGATTGTTAGATTTGTAAGTGTAAATATTTCCAAATGCATCATTAATAAATGCAAATACACCGTAACGGGTGCTGTCTGGTATTTCATCTGTTACAATTGAATTAGGGATTTGAACGTGTTTGTCTTCGTCAGAGACACCAAACCTAGAGACGCGCTGGTAAAAGTTGTCACCAAACCAGATAAGAGATTCCGCCCACCATTGCCAAGAGAAGGTGCAAACGTAAACAGTTGCGCCGATGGTGATACTAGCTGATGTGATAGTGAGGTTTCCAGCAGAATAACCAAGTGTTCGTGCAACACGTACACCGTTTACGTACACCACACAATCTGTGTAGGTGTTAACCCAAGTTGTGCCAACGGCTATTACTATTGAACCTGCGGTAATTGCGACAGAAGATGCTTCTTCAAACCTCACTTGGACAGGTGCTTGTTTTTCGCACAACAGAAGATTGAAGTTGTCATCCAGTGGTATGCTGAATGGTAACGATGATGCACTCTTGAATACATTATCTTTCTCCCACAACTTTGTCATTACATCGTTCTGTAAATCAAACACCCTTAATTTAGTGTTAAACTTTGAGATTATAAACTCATACCCTAGTGTGGTTACGAACCTACTGACAAACACTGGATTGGGTGTAACCGCGTCTTTAAACAGTGTAAGTGTTCCGTTACGCTTGCGGACACTTCCGCCAATGTCAAAATCTACATTTAGTAAAGAAGGTGAGTCATCTTTAGGGAGTGCCAACTCTCCGCTTACAGTGTTTAATCCTCCGAACTTTGTCTTCACCTTCTTCCACCTCTGAACATATTTGGACGATTGCGCGTTATGCGCTGGTCTTTCTGTATCGCTTTTGCTAAACGTATTCCATACTCACGTATAAATGCTTGATACCCTCCTTGGTCGTCAAGCATCTGCAAGCACAATTTCGCTTGCATTAAGTTCTCCATAACGTTCACAAAGTCATCTGTAAACGGAATAAGAGCGTTAGCTGTGTAAGACGGTAGTAACAACTCTTCCACATATTGAAATCGTATTTGAGCTTTGTCTGCTGTTGACGGTTTGGCGTAAAAAGAGACAGTTGTGTTATTCTGCAAACAGAAATATTGAACGTACCCTTCGTCACCTTGTTCAAGTGTTACAAGTTCAGTGTTGAATATTGGTGTAAGTTTACGTTCACCAACAACAACAGAAATCATTTGCTGATACTGTGGAACAGTCGCCACGTTAGCAGACCACGAAGTTGCACCACCCACCTTATTTAAAAAGCTCCACACACATTCGTGGGTGAAGCTTGTAAAAGTGTCTTTAAATATTTTGTAAGCGCGGCGTTGTGGTGAGTTTACTATAGTACCTACCATGTAGTCGCGCTCACCTACAGCGAGTAAACAACCATTTATGAAGTCCATCTGCTTTGTACTCACAGCTTCTTACCTTCATACTTATTTTTTATAACTGAAGCAAAGTAATTTCCTTTAGACTTTGCTCTTTTAAACGCAAGAGCAGTTGCAGGTGTAACGCTCTTATATTCATACACTCCACCAGATTTAAACTCGACCTCCAGAGTTCTGGAAGCCGAGTCGTACCCGATAGCAGCGATGTTAGTCGATTTTACGGGTGTTCTTTTCACTAAGGTGCGGTGTGAATTAAAACGCAGTGGTCGGGACGGTAGACGCGCATGCCGTAAACTTGAGTGTTTACGAGTACGTCAGCTTGGTACAGGTTTTCACGGCTCATTTCAGATGAGGGTGTTTTCTGCATAGCGTACCTAGCCCAATCTTTCTGTACCAGCATACAAGTACAGAATGGTTGTGCAACTTCAGCACCAGTCTTGCCGCGTGGCAGACCGCCAGACACCAAACCTACAGGAGTGTCTTGTGTAGGTAAGTAAGGACTTCCCACAACCCCCGGGGTTGGTTCACCCGTTGCACCTTCACCGTTGATGTAGCCATTTAAAGTATTTGCAGCAATCTGAGTTGTAGCAATAACAGGGATACCGTAGAGAGTGCCAATAACACCAGTAGATGTAGGTGCGCCGTTGACGAAATCTTTGCTGGTGAACTTGGTGATACCAAGTAAGTCAGTATATTGACCGACAGCAACAATCCAGTGGCGTTCACGTTGAGGAACATTTGCTTCGTCTAGACGTTGAATTGCAGCGCGTACAGCGTTGTCGTCTAACGCAGCAGGGTCGCCAGCAATCGTACCAGTACTAGAGACAACGATTTGCTGTGTAGTTGGAATAGAAGCGCGAAGACCGAGAAGGGAGTTATCGATGTCACGCGCCATTGCGTAAGCTGCTTCAGAGATGTAAGGTACACGAAGACTGAAGTTAGATTGCAAGTCGAGGATGTCTTCAATCATGAAGGACACTTCCTTGTACTTATCAACCTTCATTTCCCAGTTTTCACCGGGAAATGACTGTAACCGAACTTGAGTTTCAGGTAACTTATCAAAAACACCCATTCTCTTGATGAGTGGGACTTTGATGGTGTCACCCTTCTTACCAGAAAAGTTAACCATTGTCGATGCTTGGGTCAGCACAAAATTTGCGTCAAGCTCTTTCTTTAGTTCAGTTTCCCAAATTTGAGGAATGAACGCGGAATTAGCTTGAAGCGTATTTGCACTGCCGTTGTATGGTGCATGTAAAGCCATGTTGTTGTTATCCTACGAGTCCGTTGTTGTAAGCGTGTGTAATTTTGTCAGCGTTTGCGCGGTACTCATCTACACTCATTGCATCAATTTGCGACTGTGTGAACAAGAAGCGCTTTCCGCCTGTGTTTGGGCTGCTTTTCGTTGATTTTGTCTTAGCACTACCAGCTTGAAGACTGCGCCAAAGAACATCAGCACCTTTAGGGTTGTCGTACAAAGCTTTATCAGCTTTAGACATCTTGTTAAAGTACGGTTTGATTTCCGCCAGACGAGATTGAGTCTCTTTAATATCTACACCCCATAAGGCAGCAAGCTCATCCTGCTTTGCTACAATTTGCTGAGCGATGCGTACGTTCTTAAGTTCCGCCAAACCTTCGCGCAAGTTGTCAGCACCACCAACTTCTTTGAATACATCTTGAATTGCTTTAGCAATCTCAGTGAACTCTTTCACCTCCATACCAGTTTGTTCAACAAAGTAATTAGTGAACTTCTCATCGAGCGTCAGAGGTTTGTCATCCTCCTCTGGTGGTGTCTCTTCTTCTGGAGTTTCTTCTTCGTCACCGTCAATATCGGGTAACTCAATAAGGTCTGTTTCTTCTACTGGTGAGGGTGCGTCTGGGTTTACCCACACCTCCTTACCACTTTCATCCAATAAGGTTGCCGCTTTGTCCGAGATTGGGGTCAATTGCGGCGCTGGAGACTGTTGGCTCTGCTCCATCGGTGATTGTTGCTGGTTGTCCATACGAATCCTTTAGTTGATTTAGTAATTGATTTCCGCCATCTGTCTGCATTTGTTGTTCAATTGCGTTGACAGCGCTTTGTCCGCCCATTTGTCGAATAGGGTTCTCAGGAGCTTTTTTAGTCTTGAGAAATTCTTGAGGGTCGTCAAATGGGAGGTGTCTCATTACCCTCCTTAGAACTGCTTCTTTGTCGATGAGTGTCGCCATCTCAGAGTCTTGGTTGACAGCACCGAGAAAGTCGTAAATGTCTTGGAGTGCTTTACGTTTTTCAATAACGTGGTCACTTCCTTTTGCATCTACGCGCACCTCAACCAAGTCTGAACGTGTAATACGAGCATAGTCGAACTTACCTGCCTCGTCTCCAGCGTATCTGACAATCGCCGCCTTACTTTTGTACTGTCGGTAAATATTGAATATCTTGTCGATAGCTTTTGTGAGTCCGCGCTTTTCCAATCTACGGTGTATACCACTTAGACGGTTGCCTCCAGCTTCGCGCACTGCTGCGATTTCGGCTGCTGTGACACGTTCGCCGCTTCTTCCCATACCTGCACCAATAAGCGGTCCAGTTGCAGCATTTTTATCAATACTGCTTTCCATGTAATTCGCCTCTTCGTAAGACGTTTGAATGTTCCACTGAGAAGGAGGTATCGGTTTTATATCGTCATGGTCATCAACTTCGAGCACCCTTCCCGGCTCTGCGTATAAATCTTCCGCGTCTAGCGTGGATGATGGTTTCTTCGTCCACATCGGGCTAGTTGTTAGTTCTATACCGTCCAAACGTTGATTTGTGAGGATGTTAAGAACGTGAATCATACCTAACGAAGATTGAAGCGCACCAATACCGTACACCATGTCTACTACAGGGATAAAGTTGCAGTAAATCATGGGAGTGCCGCTTTTATACAAGTTTGGTTGTATGTTAAGCAGAAGATTATCCGCAAAAGTGACGACAACATCTTCGTATTCACAACCGTCTATAATAATACAGCCCCAATACTCATAAATTTCGCAGAACTCATCTACTGAATTACGCTCAACAGACTGCAATCCTTGGAATTGACGCACTTTGTCGAACTTATTGTAGCTGCGCGTACCATGCACCTTCAACACTTCATACTCGTCTGTCAAAGGAAACTCATCAGATTTGGTTTTCTCCATAACTTCCGCGCGAGTCATCATAACGCGGCGCACAACGTTAGTATCTGAAGGGTCTTTTCCAGCAGCATCCAGCCAAAAATCGAACACATTAACGAGTTCAATTTCTACAGCGTCGTCATCGTCATCCCAAGGAAAGAATAAACAACTGTTTCCAGTGATGATAAGCTGTCGCACGAAGTCGTCAAACTTAATATCAAACTCCAAGTCTTTTAACTCATCACGCAAAAACTTTCGGAGCACCCTCAATAGGTCTGTGTCCGATGGATTACGCGGCTCAATGTCAAACCAGTTCTCGTTTGGGAAGAGTGCACCCATCAGGTATGCGTGAATTGTTTCTACAATCTCAAACGCCTTTCCTCTGTCAATCTTGTGCCGCCAATCTGTCCCTACATTACCTACAGACTTTATTCGTTGTGCGCGAAGCTCATTTTGCGCTGCGTGAGTAGCGAGGTACTGCGCCCAACTTTCTACCCAAGTCTCCTCCACCTCAATTCTGCTGTTTTTCATGTCGTTAAGTTTTGAGTTAACGTAATTTAAAACAGCACCGTGGTCGAGTTTCTTTAGAGACTTCCGCCGTACTTCTTGTTTATCGTCAGATGGGTACATCTAACCTCTCCTCTCTTGTTTACTTTTTGTCGCGTTGGTTGTGAAAGCTGCACAATAGCAGACACCACATCCAAGCAGTTATCTTCATTACCTTCTGGATGTTGCCTTAGCTCTTTGACAAATGGGGTATTGATTTGCACCCAACTTACGACAAATAACTTGTTGGTTTTTATTAATGGTTGCAGCGCGTTAGTAATACGCACCTTCTTATTTCCTGTCTCAGAAACAGTTTTAGTTACAAGCACCTTCCCATAAGTGGTGCGCTCTCTTTGTATGGCGTGTGGTAATAGTTCGCCGACACCTCTAACGAGAATGTTAACAACAGTGATACCATAATCAGTCGCCAGTTTGTAGATTGTGTCAATTGTTTCTGATGTGAGTGTTTTCTTTGACTGTAGATACACCACATACATGTTCAATAACTCATCTTGTCCGCCGACACCGATTGCAGTTTTGTCCACGCGCCCAACCTGTTTACCAGAAGCAGGGTCAACAACAAGATGTAGACGTATTCTCTTTTGAACACCTCCTCCAACATTTATGGTTGCGTACCCGTCTTTCGTAAAACAAATCTGCGGAGGTGCTATCCAACTTACTGCACCTTCATCAAGTATTACGTCCTCGTCTGAGATGTGTTTAAGTAGGTATTGCGCGAAGAACTTCTTGCGCGACATGCGCCCCATAAGAGACTCAATGTACGCATCGTTAAACTTCTCTGGGTAGGTGTACCCGTCTACATTGTCTACACCATTCAAATAAACGTTTGCTTCAAATGTGCAGAATTTTAACGTCTGCGCGTTTGCTTCAATGTAGCTGTAGTAATCCCAAGGATAGTAAGGTGTGCCGATAACGTACATGCTGTTACCAACCCACTCACCGAAGGTGGGTGTAACTTGGTCATAAGATGGAGGGTCTAGTACACTAAAAGCGTCCATCGCCCAATCTTTGATTTTGTCCGCCTTTTCTTCGTTATCGCTATTCTGGAAATCTACCGCGTCATCGTTTATGATTAAGTCGTAGTGTTCTCCAGTGTTGGTGCTTAAAACAGAACCTGCAACAAGTGTCGGTTCTTTAAGTTTCTTTGGGCGCAACACTTGAATTGCTTCGCGTGACCATATGATTTTCTTATCTTCTGCTTCGGTGTCTTCGCGACTGATGTTTCTTTTTCTGCGTGATGCTGCATCTAGTGAAGGCACAAGATTTCCAGAGATGTGTTCGCGCACATTCCACACTGCTTCTTGCAATTCTACACTCTCTAGATATTGTCGTACTTCTCTAATGAACATGCGCGACAAGTCTTTAGTGTTAGTGGAGTACAAGATGCGAATATTAGGGTTACGATAAATGCGCCAAAGTATATAAAGGACAAGCAACGTGGACTTTAAATGTCCGCGTGACACCTTCATATACTTTGACGCATAAGAGTAATCTTCTAATTGCGGTGAGCATAACTCGTCCATCATCTCAAAGTGAATTGCAGAAAAATTCTGTGACCCACCTTTGTACTGTAAAGCATCACACAACTCCCAAGGGTTGTAGAGAATACTCATATCAAAGCATCGACAACTTCATCAAGTGTTAGCTCAGTAAATCCAGCCGCAACATACATAGGCACTTTTACTGTTGGTTGCCAATTAGGGTCAGGTTCAGTTTCAGCCATTAATGCACCTAAAGCTTGCGCTGTTTCGGACGACATTATACCGCCAGCAACAAGGGTTGTGATGTTTAGAGCTTGAGATTGAGATTTAATCCATTGTTGTTTGTTCATTTATGTTGTTATTTTCATACTATTTAATTTAAAAGAGAACTAACAATCCGCCCAGCCAAATTATAGTAGCCAGCAATAGATAAATGGCTTTTATCTGTGCCAGACAGATACCAATTTTGAGATGTCATCTCCGAGGCGTTTGTCAATTCTGTAATATCTACCACGCTCATCCGAGGATTGTTTGAAACATAATCCTTGGATGCATTCCTGTAGTTTATTAATTTAGAATCATCAGGAGTACTCACTGGATGAGATGGGACGACTAACCAAAATAATTGCTCAATAGCCCACCCTTGAGAAAGCCAAACTGCCTCAAATCGAGTTACTAAAGCATCCAAGTTGTCCGCAAAAGCTGAAGCGCTGCTCCCATCACTAATAGCTTTACTACCTACACTTGCAAGCACCTCATTGCGGTCGTTCAAACCACTACTGACCCAGATTACAACAATAGGAACTAAACCTTGAGCTTCTTGCAGTCTTCTTGCTTCTTTGAAGCAAGTAATGATAGTGGCATCTGGGGTTGATTGAAATCCCGCAGCCATACCTCTTAAAGATTGCCCCCCTACTCCATGCATAGTGTGGACACTACAGCCACTTGACCTATTATTGATTTCAATGCGATTATACAAAGCAAAAACAGCGCCAGTAGAAGTAGCTTGACTTGGTAGCCACCATCTGCAAGATGTATCTCGATTTATAGTGCTAGTCTCTCTTCCTGACGGAATATCAATCACCCCATAAGCTAATGAATCAGAAGCTCCTACACAAGAAAAGCTCGCAATAGCGCCTAAATTATAATATGGTGGTTCCTCACT